ACGGGTTGTGAGGCTGAAGGAGAGCCTAACCCTCATGGCGGGGCTATGTGGGCAAGGATGCCGATTACTGCGCTTGTGGGGGACATACCTCTTGAAGAGTGGCCTGAGCGTATGCAGACTCATTTGGCGCAGCCTTGGGACTGCAGTTCATACAACCACGGGATTGTTAAGATCGCCAGGGCACAGCCTTCGCCTTGGTTGTGCAAGATTGATAACGAGTTTCATACTGGAAGGTACTTGTTTACGGTGGACTACGCCGAGAGTGATGTCTCCGAAGACCCCTCCCAGCATAAACAGAGCCATGTGTTAATTCTTACTGATGCAGGCAAATGGACAGGAAATGTAGTGGCTTTACCCAACAATCGAGTGCGAGCTACCAGCCCTGCTTATTGGCTGACCGGTGAGGGAGCACCTGATTTTAGACCGAGCCAATGGATTCAATGTGCGGAACAAGATGACTCGTACATGGACCCCGAGGTGACTTTTAATAACTTGTATAAGGAGTAGCAAAATGGTGAAAGCAAAAATGGGCGCCTCTAAAATGGGCAAAGTTAAAACAGCTAAGCCTTCCACAGGTAGTGCTTCTAAACGTGCTGACGGTATTGCTGTTCGTGGCAAAACAAAAGGGACAATGCTGTACGGCGGCGGCATGGCTAAAATGATGGCTGGTGGTGGTGTTGGCAAAGCCAAGATGATGGCTAGTGGCGGTATGCCTATGGGAGCCGATGGTAAACCTACTTTTGTTGGTGACGGTAAGGGCAAGATGGCTGCCGGTGGTCGTGCTAAAATGATGGCTGGTGGTGGTAAAGCCAAAATGATGAAAAGCGGCGGTAAGGTTTAATCATGATGCCGAGCCGAGGGATGGGTGACATCCGTGCCTCTAAAATGCCCACCGCAAAAACCGCTGTCCGTAAGGACGGCGACCGCTTTACTAAATTCAAAAGTGGGGGTGAGTCACGTGTTAACGAGGCTGGAAATTATACAAAACCTTCAATGCGGAAGCGCTTATTTGAAAGAATTAAAGCGGGTGGGAAAGGTGGAAACCCTGGGCAGTGGTCTGCCAGAAAAGCCCAAATGCTTGCTCAAGCCTACAAAAAAGCAGGGGGAGGCTACAAAGATTGAAAGCCCCCCAGAAAAGTCTGAAGAATTGGACTGACCAAAAATGGAGGACTAAGAGTGGAAAACCTTCTACTCAGGGGCCTAAGGCCACTGGTGAGCGTTATTTACCAGAATCAGCCATTAAGTCATTATCTCCCGCCGAATATGCAGCTACTTCCAGGGCAAAACGGGCAGGTAAAGCTAAGGGTAAGCAGTTTGTTAAACAACCAAAGAGCATTGCTCGAAAGACAGCGAGGCACCGATAATGGCTTCTAGTACGTCCAAGCGAAAGAAAAACCGGTCTAAAGAAGTGGGGCAAGGCTTTCGTGCCCCCGCACAAGTCCGTACTTTTGCCGAAACGCTTGCTGGTAAACGTGACCCCATTACAGAAAAACACTTTTCAAGGGCTGAATTAAAGCAAATAAGAGACGCTATTGAACGCTCTCAGGCCCGAGGTGGCAAATCTGTTCAGTATGAAGATTATGGGGACGACCGTATAAGAAGAGACTTTAGCTTTCTTCCCAGTTCTGCTGCAAGAAACACTTTAGGTAGGTTTAACTATAAAAAAACGCCAGAAGGACGCCTAGTTGCAACGGATACCTATGACTTTAAAGACGATCTAGTAAAAGTAATGCGATTACAGGGGAAAAATATACCTCGGTCAAAAGACTATGAAGAACTGACGACAACACAAAAAATTAAAAAACTAGCAGAGGATTCTTTTAAACAAGAAACAGGTGGGTTCGCTACACTACCAAGTAGGGTTGGAAGCGCGTTTATTGGGAAGACAGCTAGGCCGGTTAAGGTTGATCTTGGCGAAGCGGGGTTTAAAAAAGGCGGCAAAGTAAAAACCTCTTCTGCTTCCAAACGCGCTGACGGTGTTGCTAAACGTGGAAAAACAAAAGGAAGGATAGTGTAACGTGGCTAAAGAGTTTCCTGATTTAACCGGCGATGGCAAAACTACTCAAGCCGACATTCTTAAAGGCCGTGGTGTGTTTAAGAAGGGTGGCTTTATAAAAGATGCCATTAAAAAACCTGGCGCATTGCGTAAGTCGCTTGGTGTGAAAAAAGGCGAAAAGATACCGGCAAAGAAACTAGCCGCAGCAGCTAAGAAGCCCGGTAAGATGGGCCAACGTGCCCGACTTGCGCAAACCCTCAAAGGCTTAAAGAAATGATTGACTTCGTACAAAAGCAACTGGAGGCTTCAGAACGTTTGTTCAAAATGATGGCAGACGACCACAAAGAGCGTATGACAGGATTACAGGTCTGGATTGAAATGAATGAGAGTCATCAGAAAAAGCTAGCAGAAAGAGACGCAGAAATTGCGGAGCTTAAAGCCACAATCGCCGCATACAAAATAGCAGAGAAGTTGTAATGGAAATAACATCCCACCTGATTACTGGCATGATGGTGGGTATTGAGATTGTCCCCGGTGACGAGGATTGGCAGAATTGCCTGGTCTTAGACTTGTTTATTGTGCGAATTATGTTTCATTGGGGAGAGAGCAATGTGGATAGCTGAATTTGTTCTCTGTACCATAACTCAGGGTTGCACGGGCATCGTGTTTGAAGACCAGACAAATTTTGTGACAAAAAATGAGTGCGAAACCTATACTGAGCACAAAAGTGATTTGATTGTAAAAATTATGAATGAATACGAGCATATTGGTAAAATTTATTACGACTGCAAAAAACTTGGAAACGCAACATGACCACCTCCGGCACCAACGCATTTAATTTAGACCTCAACGATATTATCGAGGAGGCTTTTGAGCGCTGCGGTGTTGAGGTACGTACTGGCTATGAGCATCGAACGGCTCGCCGGTCCTTAAACCTTTTGACCATTGAGTGGGCCAACCGAGGCATCAATCTGTGGACCATTGAGCAAGGTTCAATCCCCCTGGTGCAAGGGCAAATTACTTACGATCTTGAGGGCGACACAATTGACCTTTTGGATCAGGTTGTCCGTACCCAAAGCGGTGTAAATCAAACCGATATTAATATCAGCCGTATTAGTGTTTCTACCTACGCAACAATTCCCAATAAGAATGCCCAGGGCCGACCGATTCAAGTCTGGGTAAACCGACAGTCGGGTGAGACTTATCCTATTAATAACATAACCCCCACTAGCGCAAATTCTATTACAGGATACAACCCCCCGCAGATTAACGTTTGGCCTACGCCCGATCAAAGCAACTTCTACACGTTCGTTTACTGGCGCTTAAGGAGGATTCAAGATGCAGGTAGCGGAACAGCGACCCAAGATATACCTTTTAGGATGCTCACTTGCTTGGTTGCAGGTCTTGCGTATTATCTTTCCCTAAAAATTCCTGAGGCAGCTAATCGGATTGAAATGTTAAAGATGGAATACGAAAACCAATGGCTTTTGGCTTCATCAGAGGACAGGGAAAAGGCTTCGTTACGCTTGGCACCAAGGGAGATGTTTTACTAATGCCGAGTAAATTTGCATCAGGCCGTTTTGCCATATCGCAGTGTGACCGCTGTGGTTTTAGGTATAAACTTAAAGAGCTAAGACAGCTTGTTATTAAGACAAAGAACGTGAATTTGTTGGTTTGTCCTACGTGTTGGGAGCCTGATCAACCACAGTTGCAGTTAGGTATGTATCCGGTGAATGATCCTCAAGCCGTTCGTAACCCACGGCCTGATACGACGTACTCACAGGCTGGTTTTACAGGATTGCAGATTGACTCTGGGTCTGGAGAATTTGGGTCTGGAGATCCTTCTGGTGGTAGTAGAATTATTCAATGGGGCTTTGCTCCTGTAGGAGGTGCTAGAGCAAATGCAGACGGTCTAACACCAAATAACTTGGCTTTAGGTATTACGCTTGGTACAGTAACAGTATCAACAACTTAGGAGTTAAAAATGTCTTCGCATAACCAACCAAAACCAGTCCCAGTGCCAAATACAGCAGGATACCCTAATAATGTCCCCAACACGCAGACTGTTAAGACTCGTGGTACGGGCGCAGCAACGAAGGGCACAAACTCTTCTAAGAAGCTTGGATAAATGAACTACGCTCAGCTCTTTGAAACCATCAAGGGATATTGCGAGAACGATTTCCCAAGCACTCAGTTTTCAGATCCGGCTGGGGCTACAGGTACTTTTACGT